CTTTTTAGTTGGTGCTGCTTTTCTTTTTACAGAACCTTTATTAACTCCTTGCTTTAAAATACGATAATCATTAACAAACTTAACAATAGCAGGATCAACAATAGTATCTAATACTTCTTCGCTAATTCCTTCGTCAAGCGCAAATGAACGAATATCTTTAGCAGTCCCTTCATCAAATCCAGGAATTACAGTTGGTATAGTATCATTAAAATACTTTAACTGTTCATTCCAAGTTTTCTGCATTTGAATTTGTGTTTGTTCTCCTACAGATTTTTGAAGGCCTTCCCGCTCTTTACGAGCAGTCCAATATTCTTTTTGCTTTTGTTCTCTCTTATCTTTAAGATCACCAAGATCGTATGTATTACCATCTTTTCTTGCGTCTTCAATTTGCTTTTCAAGATCATGAAATTCTTTTGCATGTTCTTGTTCAGATTTATATAATACAGCAACTGAAGCTGCAGACATTGCCTGTACTTCTTGTAGCTTACCATTATAATCTTCTTCAAAGCTTTTCCTTGCGTCACCAAGTTCACGACCCTTTTTGGATAGAGATTGTTCAGTAGAATAACCTTTAATAAGATCATTAAAAGAAACTTCAGTATCAGTGCCATCTATCTTAATAGCTACTTTAGCTTCTAAGTCTAATTCTTCTGGAGTAAATAGTGCAGTATCTTGGGTAGCGGATTCAGCATCGGCATCCTCATCTTCACTCTCAACTTCTTCAGTATTAGCTTCTTCTTCAACTTCTTCTTTTGCGGGTTCATCAGTTTCCTGTGGGTCTTGTATATCTTCTGATTCACCCGGATCGATTTCAGGTACTTGCTCTTCGGTTGGAGATTGTTCTTCGTTCGGTACAAAGTCCGAATTAGAAACAATGTCGGCCAGCAATTGTTCTTCAGTTCGACCATCCGGTGCAGTAGAGTCAATCCTAGGTGGAGTAGAGTCTACTTGTGCTTCGGTATTTTCACTCATATTAGCTTACCTCTTTATTTTTAATAGTAGGCTTTTTAGAATTCTTTTGTTCTAATATTTTAGAATATCTATCTTTCATATCGTATAAATAATATATTTTATCACAGTTAAGTTTAGTTTTACCACCACTCCTACTCGAATCATATTCTAATGTATTAATCATTTCATTAACATTTATTATTAATGTATTGTAATCAATTTCCCTTATTGTCATTATTGTCCTCCTGTAAATACGGAATATTCTTTCCATAAGTCTCGAAGTTTATCATTTTCTCTTTGACACTTCCTAGTGCCATAGCAGAAGAGTAGAGGAACTCTCGAGATTTAGTTTCATGAGGATCAGTCTTTAACCATTCTACAAATAGATCTATTAAGACTTCCCCATATACTTCATCATAAAATTCAGTTCTTTCTTTAGATGCGAAGTGCCCTTTAACGTGGGCACGACGCGCTAATTCTTCAGGATGTATTTTATGATTACCGTATGATTTTTTATTTCCCAGCCTCTTCTCGGCTGTCTCACGGTATTTATCCATTACTTATCCGCCGAATGCAGATACTAGTAATGGTGTCACAACTTCCTTTGTTAGGCCTAGAGCTAGTACTAGCTTGATGCCAAAACTAACGATGCCTGAAAATGTAATCGGATCCATAATGTCCTCCTTTAATTTATTTTAATAAGCTTGGGTTTCTTTTCTTCTGGAACAACTCTTTCCAGTTCTACAGTTAAAAGACCATCTTCTAATTTTGCGTCTTTAACTATTATGTCGTCTGCTATAGTAAACTCTTTAGTAAACTTCCTATAAGAAATTCCTTTGTACACATTCTTAGTATCTGCACTATTTTCTTTAACAGACTTTACAGTTAATATATTCTCAGCTACTTTAACTTCAATATCTTTTTTATTAAAGCCAGCAAGTGCCATTTCAATTTTAAAATTATAATCATCCTCCTTAACAATATCGTAAGGTGGATATGAATTACTTACCCTAGAACTGTTAGCAAGCTGATCGAACAAACGATCAAAGCCTACAGCATAAGGTGTTAATGTATTAAAGTGATCAAATAAAGTTAATGTTTGATTCATAAGTTTATCTCCTTCTTAAGCAAGATCTATGTAACCCTATAAGGCGTTACGATTAATTAGGTACTGATGCGTCAATACCATCTAAGTAGTTCATCATTCCTAACAAACCACTATCATTAGTTATGCCATCAAATACATTTAAATCACCATTAAGAATTGCATGTTCTATTTCTAATGCTATTGCTTTAATGTCATCAGGCATATTAGTATACGGTGCCATGCCTACCATTCCGGTTCTCATGCCACCCCATGTATCTTCACTTTCCCACATACCATTCATGAGGGCTTTTATTCTTGATACATAATAAGGACCCCAATTATCCATAATAGAAGTTAACTGAGTCTTAGGTGCAAAAGCAATCATATCTGATGCTTGACCAAATGCATATATATTTTTAGATGCAGCAGTTTGTAAAGGTGCTGGTGAATCAGTATGTTGTGTAATAATATCTACACCACCAGTAATTAAAACTTCTGCAGCTTGTGCTTCTTTAGCCGGGTCATACCAAGTATTAACCCATATTATATCTAAATCAAAATCTGGATTTACACTAGTAGCACCAAGATAAAATGCATTGATTCCTCTTATAACTTCAGGAATTGGGAATGAAGCTATATAACCAGCTTTACCTGCTTTACTCATATGTCCAGCAATTACACCTTGTATATATCTTCCTTCATAGAATCTACTACTATAAACACTTACATTCTCAGAGCGCTTATAACCTGTAGCATGTTCAAATTTTACATTTGGAAATTCTTTAGCAACTTTTAAAGTTTGATCCATATAACCAAATGAAGTAGTAAATATAATGTCTACACCACTTTGAGCCATGTTACGCATAACCCTAGCAGCATCAGGACCTTCCGGTACTGACTCAACATATACTGTTGATACTTTATCACCTAGCTCGTCTTCAACCATTTGACGACCTTGATCATGCATGTATGTCCAACCATGATCTCCGACTGGACCTACATAAACAAATCCTGCCTTTACATGGTTCTTAAGTACAGCTCCGCCTGCAAAGGCAAGAGTTGGTAATAGTAATATTAATGTTAGTATTGAAAATAATTTTTTCATTTAGAGTCCTTCTTTTTTAATATTAATTAGTTTTATTTTAATGTCTATGAAACGCATAAACACGTTCATCTAATTGAGCGCTAGTTCCGTGAGTAGTCTTTACATTATGTAATGTAATAGCACCATGTGAGCCAGTATGCTCAAGAGTTAAGAAATCTCTTTCTTTAATTGAGTGAGTAGTTTTGTATGCCCCACCAATATGTAAATCTAAAGTAACCGGTGCATAACTTTCATTAACTATTGTAACACCCTTTTGACCAGAAGTAGTTGAATCATTAGTTCCTGTTTGTGTTGCGCCTGCTCCAGTTTTACTTATAACAACGTATCCCATATTATTGTTCTCCCTGTTGTTGAGGTTGTTGTGGCCCTTGCAGTATTTGCCTTGCCATCATTATTATCTGAGCATAATTTGGATGCTCAGGTATTTGGGCTCCTTCTTTAGTTGCCTTAATAGCAAGGTCTGCCCATTCTTGAAAATGCTTATCAATAGATACAGCTAACTGTTTAGCATTATCATCTTCAGTATTTTTAGTTTGTGCATGAGTAAAACCAACATTGGCCTCCGCTAAAGCGGAATCAGCCATAGCCTTCTTCTGTTCTATCTGCTTTGCTTGCTCAGCATCTTGAGATTGCTTTTCAATTTGTTGAGCAGCCTTTTGTTTAAACTCATCCGTAGTATAATCCTCTAAGAAATCGTTACTATCTAAGTTCATTGCTTCTAATAACTTAGTAGCCAAAACCGCAGGTGCCTCAGGTTTAATAACCATACCTACACCTTGATTGTTTAATGCAGGTAATATTTCTGCACCTACCTTAGCAAGTTTAGTAATTTGATTTGCATTAGAGTTCTCACCAATGTCTAATAATATTTCTACATCCATTCTATTTGGTAATGTATCTATATTAACAGTGCCATATACACCATCAAGATTATAAGACATACTACCTTTCATATTCTTACGCATTGTTTCATAGATACCAGCTATTAATCTTTTAAAGCCCGTCTCAGCAAATCGTCTAGCAATGTGTTGTATCCTTTTCTGCGCTGCAGACTGCACAGCAGCCAGCTTTTGTTCTGAGTTACCTGATATATACAAAGTATCATTAAGGCCTTGTGCGGCCTTCGACATGCCCGTTGCTTGCTCTTTTATTAGTTGTATATATTCTAATAACGGTACTGTACCTGTAGATATTGTTTCAGGTGGTAACTGTTGTACTGCATTTACCGGATTACCATTTGTCGGTATGATCTGCTTAGGCTTCATGTTTTGTAATGCACTGAAGTCTACAACATTCGGATCAGCTAACTTAGGTGAGTAGTTTGTTAAATAAGTATTCTCTACAAACCCACGTAAGATTGCTGTGCTTGCTAATGTAGAAGACCTGGTAAAATCTGCCATTGACAATCCATAGAATTCAAACGGTATATCAATAGGAACAATAGAAGCTAACGGTATATCTTCTATATCTGTCTCTTGTAATATTACATTACCAACAGAAACAATATGTTTTAATTCAGCAATACCATCTCCGTCTCTATCAACGTTAATCCATGATTCTGTTAATACGATATTTCTATTTGCTTCTAATGGA